TATTTGATATAATGATTCTATGAAAAAAAATAGACTTGTTTATTACGAATCCATACCTGACGAACTTGTACGATTAGGATTGACACAATCTCAGGCTTCAAAGTTGCTAGGAATTACTAGATCAACATTAAATCACAATATAAAGGCAGACAACAACAGCTTTCATTGGCAAATTTATGGTCTATCTCATTACTTAGAAAATCAGCATCATGCCCACGTTAAGTAAAATCAGCCATGAGGAACGTGAAAAATTAGCACAGACAATGCTTGATGTGATCCATGTTATTGGTGAGATCGAGGATGAAGAGGTCAAACAAACCCTGTGTGAAAATCTTATTGGTATGTGTGATCAACTCAAGTTTAGATTAATTCTGAATATGCAGAAAGAAAAAAATGATAACAATTTTGAGATATCAACATGAATAGTGAAGAGCATGAAATTCAGAAGGCTATTTGTGAGTATTTAGATAAGAGAAAAGTGTGCTACTGGGCAGTTCCGAATGGAGGCAAACGATCTAAAGCTGAAGCAAGTAGACTCAAAGCAGAGGGTGTCAAGTCAGGAGTTCCTGATCTTACTATTGTGCATGATGGCATGTACTATGGATTAGAAGTTAAAAAACCTAAAACATCAACACCTAAAGGCTATCTAAGTAAGGCACAAAAAAAACGTATAAAACAAATTGAAGCTGTTGGCTTTGGTGAAGTAGAAGTTGTATATTCAGTAGCAGATGTTATTCTATGGTTAAACACAAAACTTAATTATGAAGCAGAACGCAATTACTCGTAGTGCTAGGGGCAAAGCCTGTACGATGAAGCTCGATGGCTGTGACTCAGGTGTTAACAATGAGAACGTGGTATTCTGCCATGAAAATTCAGGTGGCATGGGAGCTAAAGCTAAAGATAGTAAATGTCAAGATATAGGGTTCTATGGATGTCACAACTGTCACCAAATCTATGACTCACTTGTTCATCCATACTACAAGCCTTACTTCATTAAAGAGATGGCTCAGTTTGCGATCACTAGAACTAAGAGACAACTGGTCAAAGCATTACTTGTAGATGAACACTATTCAGAGTTGCCATCACCACCTAGAAGTCCTTATGAGTGAAACACTATCAAGAATACTAAGAAGAGACAAGCCAAAGGCTGACATTATAGAAAATATGACTCGAACTTTTTTTATGAATACAAGTGGAAGTGAGGCAATAATCAGCATAAAACCAAAAAATATGACAAGATCAGGCTCTCAGAATGCTCTGTATTGGCATATTATTGAGCAAGTAAGGGTAGAGTCAGGCAACACAAAGGATGCAATTCATAAATTTTGTCAGCAAGAATTTTTAGAGACTACGATAGAGGAAGTTGCAAAGAAACCCATTGAGGTAGTAAAATCGACAACAAGTTTATCCACTAAAGAAATGGGAGTTTATCTAGATGAAGTAATAACTTGGGCAGAGAATGATTTAGGCATTCGACTTAATTTACCTGATGAGTGGAGAGGTTTAGTAGTAGAATGAGAGAGTGGGAGGTCTGAGTTAAGCCTCCCACACAGAATTGGAGAGCAATATGAGTAAGCCAGTAATAGCTTTGATCGTGTTAGGTGTGATTCTTTTTATAATAACCTTGTTCATTGGTGTTGATGCTTTAATGTGTGAACCACCATGTGTTTAGATGAAGGAGATGACAAAAGTAGAACGCTCTATGCAAAGATTCAGATTCTCTGCACTAGGAATTTATTTATTAATTTGCTTCTACGATTTTTTGTTTGTGCCAGTTTGGTACGGACTCAATCGACCTGACATTAGCCAGTTCATGGAGATAATTAATGCAACAGAGGACACGTTAGTGCAGATGGAGCTTATGAAGAAACTCACAGGGCAGCACGATCCGTTTACTCTCATGGGCGGTGGCTTATTTCACCTAACTTTCCTGTCGATCCTAACTGCTAGTGTATGGAAGAAATAGTATGAGCTTAAAATTAGATGGAGTTGCATCAACAACTAAATACATTGCCTTGTGTAAGATGATGGCAGATTTAACAGACAGTAGTATCGAAGAGATTGATGCAGAGGTAGAGATGTTTATATTGGAAGTACAATCTGAAATATTAGATAGGTTTGAAGGGGAGGTACACTTGAATGGCTAGACCAACTAAATATTCTAAAGAGATCGTAGAGAAGGCAATAGCTTACATTACTGACTATGAGATGTATGGTGATATGATCCCAAGCATTGAAGGAATGGCAGAGCATTTAGGCTTACACAGAGACACTTTATACGATTGGGCAAGTCAAGAAAGCAAAGAGTTTTCCGACATATTAGGGAGATGTATGCAAGTTCAACAGAAGACATTGGTTAATAAAGGACTCAACAACACATTTAATTCAGCGATCACTAAGCTTGTATTAGGTAAGCATGGCTTCCACGATAAGATGGATCAAGATATTATTTCGAGTGATAAGAGTATGCAACCAAATGTCATTGAATTAGTAGCTAAGGTCAATGAAGAAGAAGACTAGAGCTGAGATAGAACTGCCACCAAAATTAGTGCCTGTGTTTGAAGGCTCTGCTCGAACTAGATATTCTTACGGTGGTAGAGGATCAGGCAAGACAAGATCATTTGCTCTGATGACAGCAGTTAAAGGTTATCAATGGGGCAACTCTACTCCACCAAGAAGAGGTCAGATACTTTGTGCTAGAGAGTTTATGAACTCCCTGAGTGATTCCTCATTAGAAGAGATCAAGACAGCTATTCAGTCAATCCCTTGGCTAGAAGAGTATTACGAGATAGGTGAAAAGTACATACGATCTAAGGATGGCAACATTTCTTATACATTCTCAGGTCTTAGACGATCACTTGACTCAATTAAATCTAAAGCTCGTATCTTATTGTGTTGGGTTGATGAAGCTGAAGCATTAAGTGGCAGAGCTTATGATGTATTGATCCCAACAGTCAGGGAAGTAGACTCAGAGATATGGGTGACATGGAATCCTGAGAGTAAATACTCAGCAACTAATGAGAGATTCAGAGATAAGATACCTCATGATAGTAAAGGTGTAATGCTGAACTTTAGGGATAACCCTTGGTTTCCTGATGTACTGGAGCAGACAAGACTAGAAGATAAAGAGCAACGACCTGACATGTATGAACATATTTGGGAGGGTTCTTATCTAATCTACAGCGAAGGAAGCTATTACGCAACTGAAATGAGAAGAGCTAAAGATGAGGATCGTATTGGAAAGGTAAGATATGATCGTGGCACAGGTGTTGTTGCAAGTTTCGATCTAGGCATTGGAGATTCAACGGCTATATGGTTTGCACAGTTTGTTGGTACTGAAGTTCATCTAATAGACTACTATGAGGCATCAGGTGTAGGACTAGAACACTATGTCAAAGTCCTTCAGGATAAGGGTTATGTTTATGATCAGTATGTCTTTCCACATGACATCAGAGTTAGAGAGCTTGGAACAGGAAAGAGTAGACTTGAGACATTAGATCAGTTAGGTATTCATGCTGACAAAGTTGAAATTGCACCTCAGTTACTCATTGACGATGGCATACAACAAGTAAGAGCTATGATAGACAAATGTTTCTTTGATGAAAAAAACTGTGAGAAGGGAATAGACTGTCTGTTAAACTATCAGAGAGATTGGGATGACAATGGCAAGACTTGGAGGATGCGACCAAACCACAACTGGGCATCACACGGGGCAGATGCATTCCGTTACCTCGCTATAGGTTATCAACCTTACAATCAGAATTGGGATAAACCTTTACGAAGGAATTTGAAAGGAGTTGTATGAGTTTTCTATGGGATATGTGGAGTGTAGCACGATCTGATGTAGGAGGTCTTTTAGGTACAGAAGACAGCAGAGAGAAGTATGCTACTGGTCTAGTTGACAAAGCTGTAACTGGTTTGACCAACATGGGAGTACCTGAGTCAGTCTTTGAATTTGCACCATCAACTACAGAAACTAATCTACTTAAATCAGCAGATAGGTTCGCTGAGAACATCCCTGCACACATTCCTGAAATTTCTAAAAGTCTTATTCAAGTAGGTGCTAACCCATTTAAAGTAGGTAAAGGCTTACTTGATATTACTCAAGGTGGAATGACTAATTTGTCTGATGTATTCTATGACACTTTAACACCAAAAAAATATGAAAAGCCTTTTAAAGATTGGCGAGATTCTTTTGCATCAGATCAATCTTTATTAAATGAAGCTAAGGCATCAACAATAGGCAAAGAAATCATAGAAGGCTTGAGTACAGAGCAAGGTAGAAGAGATGCATTTCAACAGCATCCCGGTGATTGGTTATTAGGTTGGTCTGCATTACCAAGAAATGTTTTAGGAAAAGTACCAAAAGCTGAGGGAATACTATCTAAAGTCGATGAGCTATTCCCTACCCCTATAGGCACACAAATGTATTCAGGAAGAACCTCAAAGACTTGGAATACAGAGAAGTATGGTTCACAAGCTGATGCTAAAGCAAGAGCTATTAGAATATTTGATCAAGAAGGTGTCACTAAAGCTTCTATAGAAAAAGCATTCAGAGAAACAAATCATTTCATGACACCAAGAGGTAGTGTAGTTCACCATATCAATGATAAAGATATGAAGTTTACTGATTTGGCAACTCAAGAAGTAGCTCGAATGCCATATGACATCCCTGTTGACACAGCAGTTGGTACATACAAAGCTAGTGAACTGTTTGATCATCCTGAACTATTTACGAACTACCCTGAACTTGCTGACTACAAGATCAATTTAATCACAGGTAAAGAGGTTGATGGCAAGACAGGAGAAACTAAGTTCCATAAAGATGGCACACCATATTTCACAACAGAAGGATCACATAGTCCTAGTAAGAAAGAAATTACACTATATGTTGATCCTGAAATAGGCTTAACACCTAGACATTCAGAAGTAATAGTCCATGAAATACAACATGCAGTACAAAATGCAGATGATTTAGCAGGTGGTGGAACTGTTAATAGGGAGAGTATGCTTGATCTTCAACAAGGTTTAGAAGCTGAAAAAGCAATGAATCAGGCTAAGTGGATGGATAAGAATACATCCAAAGCTGAACAAGCAAAACTTTTTGAGAGAATGCAACAAATACAAGCAGGATTAGATTCATTAGAATTAGTTGTTAAAGATACAAAGTACATGATGCCTAGTGAGAAGGCTGTAATGGAAAATATGAGAGAGTCAGTATATAGAGCATTAGAGGGTGAGTGGATAGCTCGTATGACAGAAAATGAAAAACAAATCTATAATCATGTAGAAGCTCTTGGGCAACTTGATGACTTAAATAGATCAGTAGCAAAAGGAGATATCTCACCTTTTTCATACATGGATAATGCAAGTAAGCCATCCAAATTTCTGCTTAGTTTAGATAGACAGGGTGTAGATGTTGATCCTCTTCTTAAAAATATGTATGAGGGTGGAATAATATCATCTCCAAGCAGAAGAGCATTTGAAGATTATATGGGGTTTAAAAGCAGTTACCCTCCATCTGTAACTGAGCAAAGTAGAAGATTGTTAAGTGATGACCAAAGATATGCAGGTATCAATAAAGGCATACTCCAACAGATATCTAAAGGTTATGGCAGAGACAGGATAGAAGATGATGCATTAAAGGATGCATTAGAAAAGGGTTTGTTAACACCAAACTTTAAGAAAGAAGGCACTCCAATTGAAGTTCCTGAAGTGTCGTTAAGAGATTATGCTGATAGAGTTTTGGTATCAGGCATGGCAGACACGACAAACACAGGTCAAAGAACTATGGAAGTAGCAGGTAAAGAGATAGGTTATGGTGGTGTCTTGGATGAAGGTGGTCAAGGTTTTGCTTTTGCTCCTAAGAATAAAGGCATGGCATGGGCAAATGATCAGATAGCTATACCTGCCTTAATGAATAACTTACTTGAAGCTGAAGAATTACGAAAAGCGAAAGGTCTACTTGGTGCAACTGTTATGGCTAATTGGCAGATGGGTGGAGGTGCTATTAACCATAGTGTGCAAACGACTGACACAATGGTTAAAGCCGCCTTAACTAATCTAAGCAAAAAAGACATAGCTGATATAGATAATATGTTATCTAATCAAACATTTAAGAAAAAATATAAAAACAAAAAAGGGAAGGAAGTTAGTAAACAAGTGCATTTATTTCCTGATTGGCAAGGTCTTGCAAAAACAGACTTATCGAAACTAACCGGGCCGCAAAGGAAAGACATAATTAAACATTTAGATACTCAAGCTAAAAATGAGATAGGCTCAATGCTACAACATCAACTAGCTAATGCTGATCCTACACAATTATTTACTGATCCTTACACACTACACAACATAATGCTACCTGATGCATCAAAAGGTATATTAGATTCAGATCATAGATCATACAATAGAGCTGTAGGTGGAACAGGAATAGGTCGTATTAAAGAACCAGTTAGTCTGTTAGACTTAATGGTAATCAAAGATAAAGGTGGCTTTGGTGAACGTATAACAACTGAACGAATGGCTGATCCTAATGAAAATCGATCTGCATTGAATAAATCTATAATGCAACAAAAACTGAAGACTGTATTAACTGAAGAGAGTATAGATAAGGCAATTAAGATTGGTGAAGCTAAATTAAAACAAAAGAAGAAAAAGAAATGAGTCTACTAAAACAAGCATACGAAGGTCTTGGTGGTTTGTTAGGTTCAGCATCTAACACTAAACCCAATCAACAAGAGATAAATAAACTTAAAGAAGTGTATCAACAAAGAGCAGGAGTAATGGATATACCTCAACGAGAGTCTCCACATTATTATGATCAGTACACACCATCAACCTTTGGTGCAACAGTTGACATGGTTCATGGTAGCCATCCTATATGGAATGAGTTTGGTGATAGAACATTAAAGACCTTCGAGAAGTTTGGATTGAAGGTAGATCGAAAGAATCTATTCCCTTGGGATGCTCAACTTTCATCATCTGCTGATAGAGATATTCCTTATGGTAAAGGCACAGGTAGTGGCTTTATTACAGCTAATGTAACAAAGAATCCACATCTAGATATTGAACCAAGAGATAAGTATGAACGAGAATGGCTAGAAAGGAATACTGGTATGAACTGGGATTTAAATAAACGAGGTCTATTAAAAGCATGGGGTAAGTTTAATCCTAATGAAAATCATTTGGCTATAACTAGGGATGGTGCAGAAATGTCAAGAGATGCTATTGATCATCAGGGAAATCCTCTAATCCCTTTTCAGAATGTTACTGGACACGAGTATGGTCATTATCTAGATTGGAATTTAGGCGATGGCAATGTCTTTTTGAGTGATGTGGTAGAGTCTATGATCAATAGGAAGCCTCATGCTATGACACAAGAGAATTTGATGGAGTTATGGATGCGTGATCCTAGAACTGCTCACTTGGATATGGAAGATCAAGTTAATGTATCACATCACGAAGGTAGAAACAATCCAAGAGAAATTCTAGGTAAGCTCTATACGACAGCTCTAATGGGAGAGTACAAGAAGAATCCACAGTATCCATTTTTGGAAGATATACAAGAAAATATTGCTAGAGCTTTAGGAGTATTTATGGATGATCAATGGTCTGATGAAGGTCATAGTCAGCAAATAAAGGATCAAAGAAGGGATGTTATGGGTGCATTAGCAAATGTATTCAGTCAAACACGAAGGCAAAAATAGAATATACTATCGGAAAAACAAGGGAGAGATAAGATGGCAGAAAGCAATTTTGGTATCATGGAATTACTACAAAAGCTCTTAAAGGAACGAGGCACAGGAGTCTCAGATAAAGAAATGGGGATCATGTCAGGTGGTAAAGATATAGGCAAGACAGGATCAGGTTACCAATCATGGCTTGATAAAAACAGATTTGATCGAGATAAAACATCCAACTACACACCTAACGAGATGCAAACACTTGATCCTCTAGCAAACACACGACCATATAGCAATCCTACTACACCTGCATTGAATAAAATGAGAGGCTTACAAAAAGGTGGTAAATATGGTGGTAATTATTATGCAGGAACTGGTGGTCAAGACCTTTTATTTCGCAACCCTGATCCTTTCAATGCTAATCCAAATCAGTTTGTAAACCCACCACCTGAAAAGTTTTGGAACGATGGCACTCTTTCAAACGATCCTAATATGTTACAACCATTAGGTGCTGTATCACAGAGAGAGACAGAGGCAATGAAGAGGTCTATGTTAGCCGATGTAGGTATGCAATCATTTGGTAATCCATCTGATCTAGATGTAAGCTTTGCACAGGCTTTAAGTGGGTTAACTCCTAGAGAACAAGCAGAGATCATAAGTGCTACACAAGGATACAATGATGCTCAAGTTGAAAACTTTAAGAGACAATATTTGCAAGGTCGAGTATCACCTTACGAATTAGAAGTACAAAGCAATCTAGGATTTTAATATGGCACTCAATACATATACAGCATTAAAAACAAGTATTGCTGACTTCCTGAACAGAGATGATCTAACAGCAGTCATACCTGATTTCATTACATTAGCTGAAGCACAGATTAACAGAGATGTACGTCATTGGAAGATGGAAGCTCGTGCAAGTGGTCAACAGGATGCTAGTGATGAATATATACAGATACCTTCCGATTGGTTGGAAACGATAAGGTT